CAGAGACGTGATGTTAACGTAGTTATAATTCCTTGGAGTTGCTTCGCCTGTCAAGTGAATACCGAAAGGATCTACACCTGGAAACCAGGGTAGAAGTGGTAGGATGTATGAGAGAATATAATGCTTGTTTGTTGTTATGTCGTCACTTCCAAGAGTGACAAGGTAGTTATATCTTTTAAACAACACTCGCAAAGATTCTACACTTTCTCCACCGAAGATCAATGAATCATTCATCGGTGGGGGCACTAAGACATCCTCTAGTGCTTTATTAGCGACGGGAGCATCTTCCTGCTCCTTCGCGACTCCTTCCTCGCCTTGCGGCATCAAAGGAGAAAAAGCCACTTCGCTCGGTGAGTAAAAGCGTGCGTCGTCGTCCATAGAGACGAAAACGTTCACCGTTACATCATTATTTATTGTAGTGTTTGGCGAAGTAAGTTCATTCACTACAAAAACCCCAAAACAACCATTGGACTCGCCTTCGATAGCGTCCAAGGGGGATATTGCGTAGGGAGAATTAGAGAGCCCATGCTTTTCCAAGTATGGATTTGGAACTCCCCAACCTACCTTGACTTCGAAGTCTCGCTCTTCAGCGAGATCTACCACATGTATCATAGTTGTGTTGTACGAAGGTACTGGTGTCACCGGAAACCCACTCGGATCATACACAAAGGCAAGGCGGCCCTTGTGATAATCTGAACAGACTATTTGAAACCTATACTTCATCGTACCACGCCAATACTTGAACATGTTGGCAACGGCTGCGCACGCTGGAAAGTGATACTCATCTCCACTTTTGCCATACACACGTGGGTTGACTCGAATATTAAATAGGAGATCATTACTCACGTTGATTGCTGACCAAATAAAGGAGGTTAAGTAACTTTCTCGCGTTACGATACTTTTTATAGCCATCTCGTCGTCACTACCCAACCCCACTGTACGCGGGTCTATAGTCAACTCCTGTTTAGAATCTAGAGAGAGTTTGAAAGCGTCGCTGCACCCATCGGTTTTTGCAAGACTTTCCGACACCCTCGGTTGAAATTGTGAAACAGAAGATATATCCACAGGTTGTGAATAGCCGAACGCCTTGGCCACTGATGCAACAGTCTGGGAAACCATTTGCGTAGCCTTAGCGTATTTCCCTATTGTGGGAACCTGCGACAACTTACCAGCAACTTTCGCAACGGTAGTGGCAGGTCCACTGACTGGATTCTTCTCGTACTCATCGGCTTGTGGTACGAGGTCGACGGCTGATACCGCCGTTGGAACATCCATTTCAAAGTCCTCAGCCCAAGCGAACACATTGACGGTTACAGAACCATCACCCGCATTCGCGTGCTTGAGAGCATTGAGCATGTTTATATTAATCCAGCCCATAACGTCCCAGTCTCCGTCAACTACATCGAACGAATTGTTTGGATGAAAGAAAGGTAATGTCAATTCCCCTCCTTCTGAAGTCGTAGGATTTAAGAAGACGTGTGGGCGCTGAGAGGCACCTATTAAGTCAAACAGGTTACCAGCACGGTTGAGAAACCAAGTATTGTCCCCATAAGGAACGTACGAGGCTAAGAGACGTCCGTAAAAGAATGAGTTCCCGTTTATGAGAAACTTCACTCTTAACTTACAACGCACGTTCTTGAAGTTTGTTACTCTATTTATCACGTGTTTATTATTAAAGAAATCATTCCACGGATTGAAGAGTTCATCGAAACCAGTGCCCTGTGACCAGGTGTATGTTTGTATTCGGACCGGTCTTGCTAAGAAATTAGCTAAAGACAGGTCCCCCACTCGGGAGGTAAGGGAGTACGACTCATCACGATTGCTGTCAACATCGTAAGAATGTTGTTGTCCGGCATCACGGAACATTACTGTTTCGGAATTTGGATGAGCATCACGATTAGAAATCGAAGCTCCTACCACTTCACCTTGTGGGTAGAGCGGGGCATCCACCCCTTGTAGTTTAAGGCCAACTACCAACCTCAAATGTTTATTATTATTATTATTATTTACAGCAGGTCTATTTGTACATGCAACAATCAACCCAAGTTGTCACACTAAAAAGTTTTATTTATATTTACAACATATAATATCTACATATATTATACAGGGTCAAGCAAAGCCTTATGTAGCGGTAACCATATACTTAACCAACACCTTTTTCATTTGGTCGATATTTCTCGAACCAAGCATCTACTCTCGTCTGGTAATCCCAACCGATAGTAGGACACATTAGCTGGTGTTTAGTAGCTATTTTGCGAATTAACTCACGGTTTTTCTCATAAACCTCGGGACCGTGAAAGAACCACTCGTGCAATGCACCCGTAATAGCGTCAGTGACTTGTTCACGTGGAGACACTTCTTTAGACGGGATTTGCACATGCAACGGCCGTATAATTGATTCAAGGTTCAGTGCTCCGACATGCACACCGAGACCAGGGTGATTATACGACTTTCTCTTTAGGAAATCTGTTTCATCAATATCCATACGCTCCTGTAATTCACTAGTTTTGTCAGGCATTGTATAAACCATACCATATTTCGACAAAAACTCGGAGAAGGATTTGATATTGAAACGTAATCCATAGGTGAGACCACCATAATTGTCGTCCCCATAGGTCATCATATTACAGACCTTACGGAAGGGAGGAGCTTCTATGCCTTCAAGGCTAAAATAAGCCACGCGAAGAAGCAGACTCCCATCAATACCATTGAGGTAGACAGTTAATGGTATACCTGAAGGGGTGGAGCCAAATAGCG